CACATACTTTGACTTGGAAGAGCGCAACGCCCTGCGCTATATCGACACCTCTGACGTTCGTGGCACCACCACCACGCAGTCCGGTGGCGATATGACCAACACCTTCGGCAACCCCGTTGTGGCCGAATACATGGGGATGCGTGTTGTGGTGTCAGATGACATCCCAACCACCGGCTCTGGTGCTTCTACTGAATACGGTGTCTATATGTTCACGCCCGGCGCTGTCGGCACTGGTGAACAATCTGCGCTTCGTACTGAAACTGATCGTGACATCCTTGCCAAAAGCTCGGCTGTCAGTTTCGACCTCCACTACCTGTATCACCCGATCGGGATTAAGTGGGGCGTAACTACAACCAACCCGACTCGCACGCAGCTCGAAACCGCTTCCAACTGGTCGCTGGTTTATGAGACCAAGAACGTGGGCATCGTCCGGGCGACGGTTGTTTCTAACCACGATTGACGGAGGTAACTAACCATGGCTTCAATTTTTGAACTTGAGTCCCCGACTTTTGCGCGGGAAACCTCCGGTATCACCGTCGTTGCTGCTGGCAACGAAGCAACCACCCTCACCGCTGCTCAGTGTGTGGACTCTTTGGTCCGCATGACCCCCAGCGCAGGCCGCAACGTGACCACCGCAACTGCGGCGGCCATCGTGGCTGAAATTGTGGGTTGCAAGGTTGGCTCTTCTTTCCGTCTCATCCTGCGGAACGAAGCAGCTTCAACCCATGCAATGACCCTCGTGGGTGGTACGGGTGTGACTCTGCACTCTGACAACACCAACACTGCTGCTGCTGCTGCCACTCGGGAGTTCATCGGCGAAGTGACTGCTGTTGCCAGCGGTTCAGAGGCAATCACTCTGTACTCAATGCCTTCGGCAGCTCACTGATGGCTCTATACGCTTTCCGGCGTATGAGGGAAAGACTGGCCGCTTCTCAGGAGGCGGCCTCTCTTCCTTCACAAGAGCAGCCAGAATCCAAGAAAGCCCCGGTAAAGGAGGCCAATGGCAGTAACAATCGACGCAACGGTGGGCGGCGCAAGCGCCAACAGCTACATAACGCTGGATGACGCCAACGATCTGGTGGACGCCATGGTGTCCAGCACAGACGTGTCTAAATGGTCCACTGGTACAGACGACACCCGCAACCGTGCGCTGGCTACTGCCGCACAACGCTTGGACCGTGAACGGTTTCTAGGCGCAAGAGCAACCAACACGCAGGCCCTGCAGTGGCCCCGTGATGGTGTCCGCAAGCCTGACAGCTACACCCCGGTGTATAGCTTCGGTTTTGCGTTCCGGTCGGTCGTTGACTACTTCACGACCACCGAAATCCCAGATCAGGTCAAGCGGGCCCAGGTGGAGCTGGCCGTTTATCTGAAAAACAATGTCGATGGCCTTGGCCTTAGCGGTTTGGAGGACTTCCAGAACCTGCAGGTTGGCTCTATCAACATCACACCCAACTTCTTTGGTGCTGTCGGCGCTGATCGGATCCCACCGATTGTTGAGCGTTATCTGACTGGGCTAAGGATTTCTGGCCCAGGTAACATTGCAATTAAGCGGAGCTGATCATGGGCATGAGTTACGACGTTGTTGCTTACGAGCACGTCTCAGATGACCAGGCCCATACCGGCGATTTCGTCGGCTTGGTTGCCTACAAGGCCACCACAATCAGCGCGATGACCGCTGAGCAGGTCTCAGGCAATGCTCTGAGCAGCATGGCTGTTGCGGCTGGCACTGAGATCTACATCAGGTTCACGTCGATCACCTGCGCCAGTGGCGGCGGTCTGTTCCTCTATAAGGCCTGATCAATGGCCCTTGGTGATCTGATCGCAAAGGCATTGCCTAAGGCCTTCACCAAGGTGGGCACAGAGGTGACGTTTCGCAGCGTTGCCGCAGGCGCTTACAACACCACAACCGGCACGGTTGCAGAGACCAACACCGACACCGAGCACACGGGCACGCTGAGCGATGTGACCCTGCGTGAGGTCAATGAGCTGATTCAGGCGGGCGACAAGATCCTTACGGTCCCGGCGTCTGAGTTTGCATCGCGGCCGGACAATAAGGACAAGATCGTCATCAGCACCGTGGTGCATCAGGTGATCACCATCAGGGTTGAGGAGCTGAACGGTGTAGATCTGCTGTATGAATTCGTCTTGAGGGCGTAGCGATGGCCAAAGAGATCCCGCTAGGCGACATCCCCGACTACCTGCAGGAAAGCGTCCGGATCGTTGTTGCCGCGGCCACGCTGGAGGCAGAAGGCCGTCTAAAGGTGGCCACGCCTGTGGGTGAAACTGGCCTGCTGCAAAACTCCTGGCAAAGCGAAACCCCATTGCCTGGCGACAAAAACCCCAAAGGCTCAGTTATTAACGACCGCGTTTACGCCGAGCCCAACATTTACGGCACCGCGTTGCCACCGTCTTGGAAGGGCAAATACAGAACACGGCAGGGCACAAAGCCTGGGTTCCCTGATCTGATTGCTAAGGAGCTTGAGACCTGGGCCCAGGGCGAGTTTCAGAAGATCCTTCGGAGGGCGTAATGGCTGCTGCAGACCTAAACACCATTCGGTCCGTCATTGAGGCCAGGTTGGCCACAGAGCTGGCAGGAAGCCCGGTCATCCCGGTGGTGTTTCACAACATGCCCTACACGCCGACGCCAAACAGCAGCTGGGTGCAGTGCCTCACATCCTTCGGGAACAATGAGTTTTTAAGCCTGGGTGGCACCAGCGATTCAGACAACCGGATTGTCGGTGTTGTTGTGATCAATATCTTTTCAGCTGCAGGTGTTGGCCCTGGCGCGAATTATGTGATTGGTAAACGGGTTCGTGACCTTTACAATAGGGCCAACGTGTCGGGGGTTTACTTCGACGCTCCTATCGGCCCAGAGGTTCTGGCCTCACCAGCTCCTGAGGGCTACTTTCAGACTCAGGTCCGTGTGACCTTTGAATTCATCGAGGAACTCTGACCTATGGCTTTTTATCGAGGCGAAGAAGGGAGCGTCAAGTTTGACGACGCAGGCTCCAGCAATTCAGCCATCACCAGCACCCGATCCTGGTCTCTGACCCTTGATAAAGAGGTTCTGAGCACCACCGTGATGGGTGACACCTACGGCGGCAACGTCGGCGGGATTATCCAGGGCAGCGGCACCGTGGAGGTGATTTACACCGCTTCGTCTTCTGATGAAACGGCCGCGTTCGTTGATCACATCAACACCCCGACCGATTCAGGCTCCGCCTCGTTTGAGTTGTTCCTAGACACCAGCGGCGACAAGAAAATCAGCTTCGACGGTGTGGTGACATCAGCCGATCTATCGGCCACCGTGGGCGAAATCGAAATCATCACCGTTAACTTCACAACTAACGGTGCCATCACCACCGCTATCTGATCATGGCTTTTTATCGAGGACAACAGGGCACCATCAAGTTCGACAAGGACGCAGCTGGTGCAGCACTTGGCGAGATTGCAGCCGTGCGGTCTTGGTCTCTGTCGGTTGAGAAAGAAGTTCTGGAAGTCACCGACCACGGCGACACCTTCCGGGCTTATGTAGGCGGCCTGATCAGTGGGTCTGGCTCCTGTGAAGTGCTCTATGACGCACCGAGTGCAGGTGACAAGTTGGATCTGTTGAACGAGGCATTGACCCCAGAAGATCCAGCAAACGCAAACTTTGAGCTTTACCTAGACGAAACTGGCGACAAAAAAATGTCGTTTGCTGCTCTAGTTACCGGCGCTGAATATAGTGCTACCGTTGGCGAGATTGAAGTGATCACGGTCAACTTCACCGCCAACGGAACTATCACCTCCGGTATTTGATGCCTGCGACACAACGAACCGTAGATCTGCTGGTTGGGGCGTTTGATCTCAGCCAGCGTCGGAAGTTTGTCCTTAAAAACGGCGATGGTGACCCCATCGTCGATTTGTATTTCAAACCGATCACCCGTTCAGATCGCAAGCGTGCCCAGGGCCTTGCGGGTAGTGAAGAGGCTCTGGACCTGTCCACCCACATGCTTTGCCAGATGGCGGAGCTGGAGGACGGCACAAAAGCATTTGCGGCTGCAGATGCCCCCAAGCTGCAACGTGAGTTGCCTGAGTCGGTGCTCAATGAAGTTGAGCTGTTCTTGTTTGGCCTCGGTGCTGATACCGATCTTGAAGACGCAAAAAACGACTAAAGCAGGACAAGTGGACTTTCTATGAGTTCCACCTGGCCTGCGAACTGGGCATGACCGTAAGCAGGCTTCGCACTGAACTAACTGATGCGGAGCTTGTTTACTTTGCGGCCTTCCATCAAATCAAGGCGGAAGAGGAACAGAAGGCAATAGATCGCGCAAAGAACAGTCGGCGGTAGCATTGAATTACTGCTGGTCAGGCCGTGACTGAATCCGTCCTTAGGTTCAGGGTTGAAACTAAAGACGCGAACCGCCAGGTTGCTGCCCTTAGGGCACAGGTTGAACGGTTAGAAGTTGCTGTTAAGGGTGCAGGTGGTTCGACGAGGGCTGCTGGTGCAGGTTTTAAGGTCTTCTCTGGTGGTGCTCAGGCGGCTGCTGTAGGCGCTCGGGGTCTTGGTGCAGCACTGAGCACAGCATTGGGCCCTTTGACTGCTGTGGTGGCTGCAGCGGCAAGCCTGGGCCAGGTTTTTAACGTGCTGCGCCAACAGGATTTTTCTGAGGCAAAGGTTCGTTCTCTTGGCGTCAATAGTGATGAACTGCGTGGCCGGTTGAGTGAGGTCAGCCGGGAGCTATCGGGCCAGGCCAGCGTCCTTGATCTGACCGCTGCGGCTTACGACGTGGCATCTGCAGGCTTCAACGATGCGGCCTCGGCTTCCAAGATCCTGAAGGCAGCCAGCCAGGGTGCCACGGGTGGATTTAGCGACATCAATACCGTGGCCGATGCCACCACCTCGGTGTTGAACGCCTACGGCAAAACATCGGCCGATGCCGCGAAGCTGGTGGATGGGTTCATCCAGACGCAGAACGACGGCAAGATCGTTATCGGTGAGTATGCGGCCAACATCGCGAAGGTGGCCCCGGTAGCAGCTGCCCTGGGTGTTCCGCTTGAGGAAGTCAACGCCGCCGTGGCGCAGATCACCGCTGGAGGTCAAGGCGCAGAAGTTACGTTCACCGCATTGAAAACAGCCTTTGCCCAGGTGGCGGCGGGCAAGGTTGGCCAAGAGTTCAAAAAATTTGGCGTTGAAATCAACAGCGCAACGCTGCAGAGCGATGGCCTGGCGGGCACGCTGCAGAAGATCAAAGACTCAGGGGCGGACGCTGGAACAGTTATCAAGGCGTTTGGCACTGAGGCTGGCCCGTCAATCCTGGCTCTGCTGAACGACACCGAGAAGTTCAACCAGCTTTTGGAGAATCAAGTCAACGCACAGGGGGCAGCCAAGAAAGCAGCGTTTGAAGCTTCAAACACCATTGATGGCCAACTGAAACGATTGACGACGGCGTTTCAGAACCTGTTTACAGATCAATCGGAACTAGGCGTTGTCATCAAAGAGACGTTCAAGATTGCTGCAGTCACGGTCGAAACCTTGACCGCTGCCGTGAAGCTGGCGGCCGCACCGTTCCGCGCAATCTTTGCAGCCGTTGGCGAGATTGGATCGGCCATTGGCCAGGCCCTTGGCGTTGAGAGTCTTGATATTGCCTTTCAGCTTGAGGAAGGCTTCCAGCGTTTCCTTGGTGTACTGAACACCATTTCGCAGGTTGCCATCGGCGTCGGCAAGGTGATCGGCAAGGCCATCGGTGGGGTGATCGGGACCGTTATCAACCTGACTAAAGGCCTGCGGACAACGATCATCGAAGGGATTGGCGGGTTGATCATGACCATCCCGCGATTGCTGGGCAGGCTTTACGACATGCTGCCGGACTTTGCAAAGGGCCTGATTGATCGGGTGCTGGGCAAAGGCAAAGCCATGGTGATGAGCCTGGTTGAAATGGGCGGCGGGTTCACCAGTGAAATCACACAGCCAACGGTGGACATTGCCAACGCAGTGCAGCAAACAGGCGGCGTGCTTGGTGGCGGGACCAAACCAAAAACAAAAGAA